TTACGGCGCAAGGGCGGGATTACGCTTTTTTTCGCGCTTAGCATGAAGTTCTTTTAGACCAGCTTCGATCTGTTCAGGGGTCCAGCCAGCCAATTTCTTGTTCCGCCTGTATTCCCGGTCTGCGCTAGCGTCTTTTGTTTCTTGGCTGGCATTCTTGGCGCGGTGTCTCGCTTGATACTCAGCATTCTTCTTTCGAGCATTTTCAGCTTGAGCTTCGGGGCTGCGCCGATATTCGCGAATTCCTTCTTCACCCCTCTCAATAGCCATCTCAGCCGCATACTTAGCGCGACGATATTCATTCCATAGCTCAGGGTTGTCGCGCCGATACTGCTCAATCTCTTTACGTGTTCGGCCAGCCATTCCATATCTGTAGTCGTCTGGATGCTTTTTCGGCTTTGCTGCCTGATTGGTCTTAAATTCGGCCTTGCCCTTTTCGCGCTTCGCCTTCTTCTCTGCCTCTAGGTTTTGCCGCCAAGCCTGCATGATCGTGACCGAAAGCTTTAATTCTGCGTTCTGCTGCTCTGCCAACAATATCAGCTTATCAAGATCAGCTAGTTCGTCGGGCGTCATAGGTTCGTCGGCCTTGGCTTGCCCCCCGTGGTTATCGACTAAAGGCTTATCTAAATCGAGGTCGTTCAACAAATTAACCAAATCAGGATCTGAAGCGACAGTTTCGCGTGGCAGTTCACGTTCTCGCGTGCTATAAGTGGACATAGTGTGAATAGACTCCTTGAGGGGTTCGGGGTGACGTTGGCGCGTCACCCCTTTTCAGTTTTAGTTGTCGAATTTCGCTGCTTCGGCGTCGAGAAGGTCGGCAAACTCGTGCGCCAAATCGGGCGCCCAAGTCTTTTTGACGCCGCCCAAGGGAATGGTGATCGTGACGCCGCGCCCTTGTCTTGAAATCTCGTAATCGTGATCAAGATTCATGAACACTTTGGACGTGTGCGAACCATCGGCATAGGTGCGCACCACCTCGGCTAGCTCTTTAGCCGCCGACGGTGCAAAGCCGATCGGAATCTGATCGTCGAAGGCTACTGCGATGCCATCTGTGGCGCGGCGCACTTGCACTTGCGGAATGCCGTGGCTGATCATGCCTTGGTTCTGAGCAAATTTGATGAGATGGCCGATGGCGGCTGACAAAGGCGCGTGCTGCGCAGCGGCAAACTCTTCGAGCTGGATCTTCCGCTCTCCCCCGATGTGTATCTTCGTGGAAGTCAGGGCTGACTTCGTGGGCTTCGTAATCATGGTGTTTCCTTGCATGGGACAATGTGAGCCGGAACGGCCCTTGACAGACAAGGTAATACGGAACTAATGGTTTGTCAACAAGTCATTAAAAATCAATCCGTTATGAAAAGAGGTAACAAGATCGCCCCCCCAAGTGTGCGTAAGGGAATCTTGAGTGCGAAAGGGGAAAATATGCGTAAGGGGTTTTCGATCATCTTTACTTAAACTAAAAACCTTAAGCTCTAAACTTTCTCTTTAAGAGAAGAGCGGTTACGAAAACCCCTTACGCATAAAACAGGCATATCCTCATACTCGCCGCTATCGCGGCTCCCTGCGCGGCCTGTCGGCCTTGCTCCCGAGCTAGCGCTCGGGAACCGGAAGAGACACCCATCCCGGAAGAGGTTTAGAGAATGAACCTGTCTCGGCATGCAAGAAACCCTCTCGGTCATGAAGAAACCCTCTCGGCCCACAAGAACCTGTCTCGGCTCGGTTAAGCGCCCCGGCTCTCGCACCCAAGTGTGCCGGTTGCCACCAGACAGGCCCACACAGACTCACAGAGGCACCGTAGGATTCGAAGTCGCTTCATTTCGGCCTGACCCACCCTGAAACCAAGGCGGCTCTCTACGGGCTTCTCAGCGCCTCTTCTGAATCCTGTCAAATGCGACACGTGTGTCGCATTTGAAGCTACGGACGATCAGAAAGAGAAGTCTTGGCGTAGCTTCGCGGTGAAGGTCTGCGGGGTCTTGGTCGTCGATGACCACTCTTTGCAGGTCCACCGCACGGGCGTGGCGAACCCGTAGGGCTGATAGAGGAACGCCTTGTAGCCACCATGCGCCCGGAAGAACGCTTCGAGTTCTTCGCGCTGTGCTGGCGTGATCCCGTTCCACTTGAGCGCCACCACCTCTCGGATATGGTTCAGGCCAGCCGGTCCAGCCTGCGTGTAGCCGTCGCCAAATTCGGCGGTGCGCAAGTTCACTTGGGGCGTGATCGTTCCGGCTGGTGATGGGGCAATCGAGGGTGCGAAGGTCTGCAAAGCCATTACCGCTTCCCCCGGTTCAGCATGTTACCCGGGCGCATTTGCCGCCCGATCTCGGTAACTACGGTGCGGCGCATGGAGTTCTCCATTTCCTTTGCCATCTTTTTCGCCAGGTCGTCGTTCTGTTCGGGTGTTCCGGCGCTGCCTTCGACGGTCACAGGCGCATTGATCGTGATCGGCCCTGTAGCGGCGCTGGCACCGCCCTTAGAAGCTGTTGCCGCCTTTGCTGCCCCCACGAGGCCACCGGATGCGTAGCCCTTCTGTGCGGCGCTGTGCAGCGCTGCCAGATTATCCGCACCTATGGCGGTAGTGGCCTGCTTGCTGAACACCCATTCGCCGCGATGCACAATCCCAGCCGGTTCGTATTTGCCACCGTTGCCGGTGTAGCCGCCTTGAGCAAATCCACCGCCGATAACCTTGAACACTGTGCCAAGCCATCCGGTTGCCCCTTCGGCGGCTTCCATCATGCGCTTCTGTAAGCTCAGTTTCAGGATTTGCAGGATCAAGCGGCCTACAGCCTGTTCAGCCGTAAGTGCACCAGACGCCATGCCGGTGAACACGTCTGTGATGGACTGTGCGCCGCGCTGTGACGCCTCTTGCACTTCCCTGATCTTATCGGCGGCAAGGTCGGCGGCACTGGACGCAGCAACATACTCTTGCGCCAACTGGTCGATCTGTGTGCGTAATTCTGGCGTATCTGCCATTCCAGACTTCACAGCGGCATTCAACAAGTCTGCTTTCGATCGCGCAAGGTCCATTGCATCCCCACGCCGCGCTTGGGCGTCTGTCACGTTCAACAGCGCTTCGGCTTCCAATCGCAAGGCGGCTGTCTCTTCGGCAATGCTTTCAAGCTCACGGTCCCAATCGGATTGCCGGGCGGATGCACCGCCACCACCACCGCCCGTGCTGCCTGTGCTTGGTGTGCTGATGCTCACTGGCGGCAAACCAAAGTCGATATCGTTTGGGGCAGACCTTGGCCGTGGTGAAGTCTTGGGCGCGTTGGATGGACCACCACTCAGATCATCGTCGGATGGATTGCCAGAACCAAGGGTATCGGCACCGGCACTTGCCATCGGGATATTGTTCACAGCGTCTGCGGCTGCGACGGCCCAACGCGCCACGGTCTCAATGGCAGACGAAACACCACCCAGCCGGTTTACCAGCCCATCAAATGACACACCAGCAACGTCACCAAGGCCACCAGCCGCTTGCGCTGCCATCCCCATCGTTTCATGCAGCGCTTCGGTCATGTCGTCGGCGCTGATTTTCCCATCGCGGAATTCTGCGGTAACACCTGAGACTTCGTTTGCGAAGTCAGAGAAGATCATCGCCGCGCCGGTGCGCCCTTGTTCCAGCAAAGCGGCGCTAATATCCCGCAATTCAGCTTCCAAGAGGTCGCTCTGCGCTGTCAGCGTCGAATAGATTGCTTCTAGCTCTATCGCGCTGCCTTGCAGGTCTTGCAGATTATCAACGCCGTGATCTGGGGAAATATCTGCGGCGCCCAGTTGGCCCAGCCGATCTAGGTTTGCCTCAAGGTCTGCAATCTCACCGTCGATTACACCGAAGTAAGTTGCCGCGCTCACTGTGCCGCGCCGGAACAGGGTCGCTACTTTCGCTTCTACCTGTGCAAACTTCCGATCAAGCTCAGCCGCCTTGGCAACTGCTTCGTCGTCCAGAACCACACCAAGGCGCTGTGCCTCTCCGATGGTGCGCCGGATACCGGCTTCACCTTGGCTCAGTAGCTGCACAAATTGCTCACCCGCGCTGCCGCCGAAAAGCTCGTCTGCGATCCGGATTTGCGCGGCTGTGTCCAAACCCTCCATGCGCCCGATGATCTCAAGCAACATGGCGCTTGGGTCTTCCAGCTTCCGGGCCACGTCATCGGCACTGTAGCCTAGCCGGTCAAAGGCTTCGGCGGCTGGCCCCTTGCCGGTGATTGCAAACTCATCCCCGCGCAGGTTCAGTTCCTTCAAGCCATCAATCATCTGATCAATGCCGACGCGGTTCTGCTGTGCCACATACTTCCATTGTTGAAACGATTGCAGGGACACGCCTGATCGTTTGGCTTCATCGCCAAGCTGCGCAACGGCGCGTGTGGTCTCTCGGATGCTGCGCACTGTCGCTGCACCGGCAATCCCTGCCAGCAACGGGCCCGTCATCTTTGTAAAGCTGGCGGCAACAGATTTACCCATTGTGGCGTAAGTCGCGTTGATCCGGTTGGCAGATTGCTTTGCGCGGCGTTCCATTGTGCCGCTTGCTTTGCGTTGGGCCACGTTGGCTCTGGCAAGGCCGCGTTCCAGTTTGTCGATACGTGCTTCTACATCAACGATCAGGCTTGGAAGTTCAGACATCGGGGTCTCCTTAGAAAATGAAAAGCCCTTCGGCCTCTGGTGTGTTGTATTGGGATTGATTGGTTTCGGCGGCACAGGCACGGGAAACAGCCATTGCCGCTGCAATTGCACCGTCGATCCGGTCAGTTTTCTTGCCTTTGTGCATCCGGATCAGGCCGCTTGTGGCGTTGCGACTGGCGACAACAGAATCAAAGTGCTGGCGAAGGGCCGCGTGTTCCTCGTGCCGGATCAGTTCGCCGTTCACCGTGCGCTCAAGATCACCAGCGGCAACGCCCATGTTTAGGGGCGTCTGGCGATACTCAAAGACGGGCAAGCTGGCGTCGTGCAGGTTCTGCATCAAGCGACGGGCAAGGTGCGGATCAACCGCGATCTCTTCTACCTGATAGGTCGCGCACAGGTCTTTGATCTGGTCTTCGATCACAGCCGGATCAATGATCGGCCCGTCGATCACATGGATCAAACCTTCGTCGCGCCATTGCTCATAGGGCAATCCGTCACGATCTGCGCGGCCCGCTAGATCATCGCCCGGCACAAATAGCCACGGGTGAACCGTGATCTGCCCGTCTTCGTGCCGCCACGCCGCAACCACGGCGGTCAGGTCGCCAGACAGTGACATATCAACGCCAAGGTAACAGGGATGCGCCTCAAGCTCTGCGAGGTCTGTTTCAAACGTGCGGCGATCATAGACCGCCATATCGAACAGCGGATCACGGCTGTTTGCCTGCCACACATTCAGGTTGAATTGCAGAAATGCAGCTTTGTCGGTTGGCCGGTGTTCGGCCTCTTTTGCCAGTGCGCGTAGCCCTTCAAGCGACGGGAACCCTTGCGGCAAGCCGGGATTGGCTTTGTGCCAGACGCCTTCGTCTTGCCAATCGTCTTCGGGTTCTGCTTGGAACAAAATGGGCAGGTAAGCGGGGTTGTCGATCTCACCAGAAGCCACACGTCGTGCATAGTTGTATTGTTCAGCGGCAAGGTTCTCAGCGCCGCGCCCCGCTGTTGTCGCGATCACGGTAAGGCTGTCATCAACCTTGGCTGCACCGGAACGTAAGGCTTCCCAAAGGTCGCGGCCTTTCCAAATGTGGATTTCGTCGATCAGCGTGAACGTGGGGGTAAGGCCATGCGCCGCCCCGCCATCACTGGACAGGGTTTTGAGCGTGACGCTTTCAGCGTTGAACACGATTTGTTTGGGCGCGTTGTAAGCGTCATAGATGCGCGTGGCCGCGACAAGGCGCTTGTCCATCCGAACGATATTAGCGGCTTCACGAAAGCCAATGCCGGCCTGATCCCGATCAGCCGCCGCAAACAGCACTTGGCCGGCAGGTTCACGCTCTGGACCGATGGTGTGCAGCAAGGCGAGTGCAGCGGCCAAGGATGTTTTCCGGTTGCCGCGTGGCATAAGCAAAAACACGTTCTGCACGATCCTGCGGCCATCCTCGTGCCGTGGCCCATAAATCCGGCGCACGATCCGTTCCTGCCAAGGGGCAAGCTCGAAAGCGTTTCTTGGTGCTGTGCTATTTGGGTGCTTCAGCGCCTTCAGGAAACGCACTGCCCTGTCACCATAACCGAAGGGATCGGGGATCTCGGACCCGTCATAAATCCACGCGGGGAACGTGTTCACCTTCTCGGCGGATTCCGTCGGTGGTTTGGGTATGGGCAACAGCGCGTTCACGTGTCACCGGACGTTCAGCGGGTTGTCGTCTTCGGCTTCGTCGTCACCAGCGCCACCAATACGGGCGCGGGAAACAGGGCTTAGGCCATACTCGGCGGCAAGCTGGCGGGCGGTTTGGGCCGCACGGTTCTGGACGCCAAACAGCTTGGGGTCGATATCACCAGAATTGAGGGCGCGGTTGGTCTCAATCTCGCGCACAACACCGCGCATGAGGCAGTATTCCTCCACGCCGCCAAGATCGGCTTTGGTGATAATCCGATCAGCGATCAGGCGCGGCATGATGCGCTTCCACTCAGCCTTTGCATATGGGCTGAAATAGCTTGGCACTGCCGGTGCTTTGGTCAGGGCGTCTTTCGACTTTTGGGCTTGGGGTTTGATCCCGCGTAGGTGCTTGCTCATAGCTGCACCTCATCTACAGCGTTCACACAGTGCAGTTCGATGCACAGCCGGTCGATCGGCAACACCTTGGCGATCCGGTAGGTGTAGCCATCGTGGATCAGGTGCAATTCAGTCGTGATCCAATCACAAGCCCAAAGACGAAACACTTTCCGGTCTTCGGTGCGTTCTACGCCAGAAAGAAACGCCTCGGCGCTCTCCTGCACCAGCTCTGCCCGCATGGTCTGTTCGTGCTGCCAAAGCACTTGCACAGCACCAGACGGCTGCACGGTTTCTGTCTTGCGCTCAAACTTGATCTGTTCGCGCATATTGCCTGCCCTGATCATGCCTGCCACCGGATCACCGCTTCAACGTCAAGAACGCCGTGTGTGTAGGAAAGCTCAGGCTGGGGGTCGCGCAGCCAGACCATGCGCGGCTGGTCCAGTTCGTCAATCTCAAAACCGGCCTGTTCGTCGCTCATGCCGATCAGCGCTTGCGAGACTGCAAACCCGATTGCCTTGGCTGTGTCGGCCCCGTCTTCGATTGCCCAGATATGCAGGTCTAAAGACACGCGCGCCAAATGCTGTGCGCCGGGTGCTTTGCCCAGATATTCTGTTGATGCACCGGCAAGGATTACACAGGGCGCTTTGTCGGGGCGCGTCGAACCACTGCGGATTTGATCAGGCTGCACAAGGGCAGTCACAGCCGGATCAGCGATCAGGGTGCTGCGCAGTGCCGTTTGCAGTGCGATACTTGGTTCGATCATGCCCCGCCTGCCTTCTTGATTGCCTTGCGCACAGCGGCTGCAATACGGCGCTGCACCTTGGTCTTCTTCAGCCGGAACGCAGGGCGCATGAATGGCTGTGCGTCGTGATGGACCGTGCCAAACTCTTGCAGGTGCCCGTGGCGCACGTCTGTGTTGCCCACCGTTACGGCGGCTTGGTTCCGCTTCATGGTCACGTTGCCACCACCAGCCGCATAGGGTGGCGTGGTGCCGTTGGGGCCGGTCACGGTGATGCTGCCCAGCAAGTCGCCATCGGCTTCCGGCACGAGTGTTTCCATTGCGTCTGCAATGTCGTGTGCGCCTTTCAAGAGTGCTGGTCGCAGGTCGTCTAGCACCTCTTGCGGTATTGCGTTCAAACGCGCCTCAAGGCGTTTGGAGCTATTATTGGGCATTGCCGGTCACGCTCTCTTTGTAGGGGGCGATCAAGTCCAGAACGCCGAAGGGAACAGCGGCAAGGCGCATGTCGCTAGCACCCTCACGCTGCACATACCAATACGCCGCAAGCTGCAACGCCGCTTCGGTCAGGGACACAGGCACTGGGTCGGCCAAGGGTGTGCCGGTGTGATTGCCGATCCACTCTTCGGCCACGTCCAGCTTGTGCTGTAACAAAGCGTCGTCAAGATCGTGCCCAAGGGTCAGTTGGGATTTGAGCAAAGTTAATGGTGTGTGGCTCATTGTGTGACTTCCTTCGGAAAACTTAAATTCTGTCTATCTTGTGCGCTGGTCCCCCCGCCGGTCCCCAAAGGTGCCGCAAAGTCTCGAACCACCCCCCGTCCGCTCTTGCCCAAAGGCTCAGCCAATGCGCGTTCTACAGGCCAGCCGCTTTCAAGCCGGTTGATCAAAGCGGCTTTGTTCAAACCGATCTGTTCGGCCCATTCCGCAATGGTCTGTGTGGTGCCTTGGTGGCTCAGTAGCTTTGCACCCTTGCCACGCTTCTTTGCGCCGATCAGCTCTTCGGGGGTTGGTGCTGTCTTGATCTGTGCGGCTACGGCTTCACGCACTGCAATGGGGTCGAGGTCTGCAAGATGGCACACCTGATTGAAGTCGGCGTTGGGCACCGTGAAATATGCACGTGCTTTGTAGGTCTCTTTGATCTTGGTGCGTTGGGCGCCGCTCAAGCGGGGGCCGTGCAGTGCGTCTTGCAAGGCGAGGTAAAGCACTTCGCGCCAGAGGGATGTTGCATCGCTCATTGGCTGCGGTCCTGCTTCTGTTTGTGCCGATCGTGGCAGGTCTTGCACAGCGGCTGCCAGTTGGACCGATCCCAAAACAGTTCCTTGTCGCCCTTGTGTGGAACGACGTGATCGACAAGCTCAGACGGCTTGCCGCAACCGGGCCACGCGCAGCGATTGTAAATAGCAAGGAAGGCTTTGGACGCCTTGCGCCACTCGTAGGTATAGCCGCGCTGTGAGGCTGTCGGGCGCGTCCGGTCATGACGTTTGTTCCGCGCACGGGTGCTGGCGATCTTGCAGGCACAGCGGGTGCCGTGGGGAATGATCTTGCCGCATGTGCAAAGGTGTGGTGGTCGGCTCATTGGTTGGCCGATCTAAGGCTTGCCTTGAGGCTGTTCAGGCGGGATCGGTCGAAGTCGGGATCAAGGCCAGCTTCGATATTGGCTTGGCGCTGTGCTGTGTCTGGTGCGCCGGTATTTGCGTCATGGTCATCAGCCGCCGTGAATGGCCTTCAGCTTGGCTGTGTGGCCTTCGAAGGCTTCTGTGATCTCTGGAATAGTTGCGGCCCAAGCGGTCTCTGGTGGCCAGCCAAGCCAGCCTGTTGCAATCCGGTAGAGGTCATTGAACAGGTCTGCCCATTCAACGGGTTTGGCCGGTGCTGTCGCTTCTGTTGGTTTTTCGGCAATATCGGGATTGGGCGTCAAAATGGCCTGAATGACGGCATATGCGGCTTTGATGGCGGCTTTCTGCACGTTTTTAAGTTTTGCACCTGCCATCGCACTCAGGATGTTGTGGGCGGCTGTGCGGTCTGTCGCGGCGCTGGTGATGATCTCGCGCAGCGTGGCGGTGTCGCCTTCGGCTACCTTCTTCAGCAGATTGGGAAAGCCGGTGTGCAGTTGTTCAAGGTGGGTTGCCGCACGCAAAGACGGGCGCAGGGCTACGGTGTTGCCACCGTAGCTTAGCGTGAACGTGTCATATGCGTGCGGCTTGATCATGGCTTAGGCCGCAACCTTCAACTTGATGAAGCGATCAGGATGCGTGAGGTCAGCACCGACGCGCTTGCGTGCGTGGAAACGAACCTGCCCGTTGGTTGCGAGGCTGTAGGGGTCGCGCAACGTGGTCAGGCCGACGCGATCAATGATGCGATAGCCGGACATATCGCCAAAGAGGATCGGCGAGGTGCCAGCGCCAATGTCGTCCATGTCTGGCATTTCGACAATCGGACGGCCCAACAGGGTTGCCGGTGCGCCTTCGCTGATCGGATCAATCACGAGGTAGCGGCCATTGCCGTCCTTCCATTGGCGCACAATCGAAAGCGTGTTCCGGTTCATCATCCAAACGGCGTTTTGTGCAAACGTGCTGGCGATCTTGTGGAACATCGCGATCAGGACATCAGCCGGGTTGGACGCGGGGAAGTTCGCGGCAACGCCTGTCTTGATCTCTTGAATGCCGGTAGCGGTCATAATGCCGTTTGGCTGGCCCGTGCCGGTGCCTTTGACAAATGACAGACCTTCAGTTTTGGCGAAGCTCTCTGCAAAGTCGGCCAGCAGTTCGCCTTCGAGGTTGTAAACGTTGTCCTCCAGAAGCGCGTTGGACACGTCTGTGAATGTCGCCAGTTCGTGCGGCGTCATGCTGACTTGCTCAAAAGTCATACCGGATGCGGTGCGGTTGCCTGTCTCAGTAACCCACGCGGCCTGTGTGCCGGTGAGCCGCCGGGGATACGTGATCGAGGGCGCTGCGATCTGGATCACTTTGGCGTAATTCCGGATCGGGGAAAACTCACGCAGCAATTTGATCAATTCAGAGCCAAACTGTTCTGGTGCGAGGTAGCCGCCATTGGCGTCTGTGCCGACGGTGAGGGCTTTGATCTCTTCGGGTGCCATACGTTCCACGCCACGGCGCAGGAAGTTGCCGAAGGCTTTGGTTTCGGTGTTGTCTTCGCCCTGGGTGATGTGGACGGCTTGCGGACGTGCGGCCTTGGCTTCGATTGCATCAAGGCGCTTTTGAACAGCTTCGAAAGCCTTAGTGTCGGCTTGGGGCGCGTCGTTTGCCACGCCTGCAACCGCGTCTGCGATCATCTGTTCGATTTCTTCTTTTTCCATGTTGGGTTTCTCCTGTGTCATGGGGGTGCCATCGGATTTGAGGGAAGTGATTTGCGCGTCCGGATGGCACGGAACGGCTACAACTGAGATTTCGTGAAGGGATAGAGCCGTGATATTCCGGCCCTTGGCATTGCGCGTGGCTTTCGTCGTCACGAACCCGATAGACAGGCCGGACACAGCCTTGCTGCGGATCATGGCGCGAACCTCGCGGGCGCGTTCAACGTCTTCGATCAACAGCTTGCCTTTGACGGTCAGGCCGGTGTCGTCTTCGGTGATTTCATCCCATACGCCGATCACTTGGCTTTGGTCGTGACCGAAGAGCATGGGCAAAGTGTCGGGTGTGGTGATTGCACCTTTTTCGATCACGTCACCGACGCGATCAGGCTTGCCGAAGGGCCATGCAATCCCGGTGATTTCGCCGGTATCTGTGACGGACAACGCCGCCTTAATTTCTAGGCGATCGCTCATTCTGTCGTTTCCTTGGTTTCTGGTTCCAGTGTGGGGTTGCCGCTCCATCGGGCATCAAGAATGTCGAGTGCGAGGGGGAACGTCTCTGCCATTGGCCGATCAACCGCGTAGGTGTCGGTTAAGGTCTTGGCCTGTTCTGGGACCATGCCGCCGCCGATCAGGCCAAGCCGGATGGTCTGGACGATATCGGCGTTGGAAAACTGCATGCTGATTGCGCGATTGTAGAGCGCACCAATGCCGACGCCTGCGAGGCGCTCAAGCTCAAGGATCATGGCGTCTGTCAGGGCAAAGGTGTGTTCGGTGTCACCAAAGAAGCCTGTGTGGGTGATATCGCTCATTCCGCGTCACCTTCGGTCTGTGCATCGCTCTGATTGGCCGGTGTGGTGATGTGGGGATTGTCCAAGGTGTTGCCGTCTTCGTGGTCGGGCATATTCAGGCCACGGCGCACCTCATTTCCTGTCATCGCGCCCATGCTGCGATACTGGCCGTAGGCTGTCGCACGGGTTGCATGATCCGTGGACAACAGGTCATCGGTGTTGAATTCGATGTAGGTTTCGGCTCGTTCTTCTGGCGTCAGCAGAACGCGGCTGTAAGCCCATTCCCAGCTTGCCAGCCACGGCTTCAGGCACAGGGAATAGAATTGCCGCATCATCTGTTCTGAGTTGGACCAAGTGCCGCGCGTCAGCTCGAAAAGCATTGTAGGCGGAATGCGGAATACACGGGCAATCTCGCGGATTTGTTCAACGCGGTTATCTGCAAACTGTGCATCGGCAAGGGTCATGGAAAGCTGATCGTAAGTCATGCCTTCATCAAGAATTGCGGTGCCGCCTGCGTTCTGGCCGGAATGGGTATTGAACCAAGAGGCCGCGACTTTCTTCTTGGCCTCTACGTCCATGCTCTTTTCAGATTTGATGATACCGGAAGGCCGCGCACCATTGGCAAACAGGCTGGCAATGTGCTTCTCGAATGCGAGGCTCAGGGCAATCGCTTCACGGCCCAGCGTGATCGGGGAAACGCCGCCAAAGGGCTGAACGTGCAGAATGTCGGTGTAGAGGTGGCGAACCTGTCCACCGTTCTCATAAGAGACAAGATAGACAGGTTCGCCATCGGGTTGCCGCTCTACCTGCACAGCGGCCGGATCAATCCGGTGCAGTTCAAGCGGCGTCCCTGCTGTGTCCCTCGTGAGTAGCGCAAATCCGCTACCCGTCATCAGGGCATCTGTGGTGACTTGTTCGCACAGGTCTTGCGCGCTGGTCCAAGGGTTCGCTTCACCGTGGATCAGACGGAAGGCCGGGTGATCTGCCAAGGCTTCCTTGGTGGTGCGATCATAGACTTTCACCGGCATGGTGCCAACTGTCTCGGCAATCAGACCCACTGCACAGGAAACGGCTGGCACACGCAACGCCGTGTTCGCTGATACTGTGATCCCCGTAGCTGTCGGTGCCACACCGAAAAGCCCGAAGGCTTCGGGATCGGTCAGTGAGACTGATTTTGTGTCAGCGGGTTTTGCGCCGAAGAAGGACTTGAGATTGAAGGCCATGTGATCCACAGGTTGCTAAGATGTGACATTTATATCACACTTTGGGGCGTCTGTGAATCCCTCATTTTTGTCGCCACGCCTATAGCAACGGCCACCGGAACCAGCCTTGCAGTTCAACGCTCAGAACCGTTAGCTTACAACGCGCACCATCTAACATTGGGGTTATTCAGATCATGGAATTAAGATGGCCGATCAATCTGGTTGGGATCGAGACTGACATAGAAGGCGATGTAGTCACCAAGGATGGTGAATACTTGGGACGCTGGCATTTTGATGAGAACGATGAGCCCTACTTCACCCCGGACGGTGAAAGCGACTACCTATTTTTCCACCCGTTTGTCCCGATGCTATGCAAGAAAATATTGGAATGGCATGAGGCCAAAGAACAGCAAAGTTAGCCTATAATGGACGTTAAGCGTTCAGCTTGAAGCTCGGCAACCGCTCGATCGCGTCCCTCTTCGTCTTAAGCGTCACGTCGCCGTAGCTGTCACCGGCTGTCTTACCTGCGTGGCCCTGTATCGCGTCCACTACCCGATCAGAGATTGCCAGTTCGCGGCACGTTGTCTTGAGCCTATGCCGCCAAGCGTGGTTTGGCTGTATCCCTTCCGGCGTCAGCTTGCTCTTGGTCAGCCACGATGCGAGCTGGTTCGAGATACGCACGGCTTTCGTGGCATATTCTGCGGGGTTCTTGCCGCCGTGAAACAACGGTCCAGTCTCAGCGGCCTGCACAAAGTCGGCAAACCCTTCGGCGATGATCTGTGAGTGCAACGGAATGTCACGGTATCCACCAGCTTTGACCGTGCCTGCGTCTGGCGTGATCCGGGCGATCCACATTCCGTCTTCGTGCCGGATATCCTCTTTGCGTAGCTGTGTGATCTCTGACACTCGTGCGCCTGTGAACGCACAGATGATCGGCACCCATCGCTTTGCGGCCACCAGCGCGGGCTTCTCACGCACATAGCCGTTCACGTCTGCATTGGGTTCATAGGACCGAGACGCCTTCAGCACCTTGACCGCTTCAGCATCGGTGTAGCCACGTTCCCGATTGAACACCCTGCGCGGCTTCGGCTGCTTTACGGTAAGCGCGGGGTTCTCTGGTATCTGATCGTTATCGACTGCCCACTGCAACAAGGTCCGGACTGTGGACAGGTAAACGTCGCTGACAGTCTTGGCACTCAGGGTCTTCATCAGGTGATCACGCCACGCCAGAACGTCTTTCTTGGTGATTTTAGCGGCGTTGTCGTGCCGTAAGAATTTGCGCAGGTTCTCAATCGCTGCACCTTGACGCCTACCGCCGTCTTTCATGAAACCGGCGCTCTGGCGCGTGTGCACGTAGTCGGCCCAAAGCTTCTTGATACTGACGTGCTGCGCAGGCTCTTCGGGCGGCTCTGCGTTCACGAGGATCGGCGCGGTGGGCGTGCCGGTGAAGTCACCTTCGTCGCGCTCTAAGACGCGTTCTAGGGCTTCATACTCGGCGCTACACAGCGCACGGGCGGCAATACGCCATTCGTCGCTGCCCTTCTCAGCGTCGAAGTTCCCTGCCCTGCGGAATTTCTCAAGTTCATTGCCAACAAGCGCGTCAAGCTCTTCGGTGCTGGCGCGGCCTGCTATGGCATCCCGAAGGCGCTGCACGAGAACATCATCAATGCCGCCAGATTGCGCCCAGCGTGGATCGTGGCGCAATTCATCGTCGAAGGCTAAGCGCCGGTTGTAGTGCGCCACGGCCATTTGGTCAGCGGCCAAAGGGTAGCGCGGCACGTCTGCCACATTGCCAGATTTGCGTTCAGCTTCCCCGATCTGGATTTGAAGCTGTGCAACAGCACCCGGCAACAGTTTGAGCGCTTGTCGGTAGTCACCGCCTAGCGGGGTCCGAAGTTCAGACTTGCCAACGATTCCACGCAGATCTTTCGGCACCACCAGCCGCGCGTGATATCGTCCAGAACGATTGATCAGGTGTCGGACTTTTCCGGCCAT